ATGGATCAAACTAAGTTCATCAATTCGTATATTAATAATTTGGCAGAACAACTTAAAGCAATTACTCTTGATAATATCATGGTAAAGACTCAGTTAAATTTAGCAAACGAGACGATGGCTGAATTGACAGCCAAGATCCAGGAATTAGAAGAGGCAGCAAATCTTGCGTCTACTACACCTGAAAAGAAAGCCGCTAAGACCGACTGGGAAGAATCGAACTTTACAAAAGACGGATAGGATTAGCGAATGTCAGCAGCAGTGTCAACAGTAGTTCAAATCAAAAGAAGTGAAACCGGAGGCGCGGCCCCAACTGGTGCCAATTTAGAAGTAGGTGAACTTGCGGTAAATTTAACAGACAAGAAAATTTTCTCGAAAAAAACTGATGGTACTGTTGTTAGTCTTGGTGGCGTTGAAGTTAATGATGGTGGTGCGAACACAGGAGTGGCAACAATTTCATTCGCGGACACCATCTTCGGAGATTTCACTGTTGATACAGCAACAACTCCAGGTGTCGCAGTTGTTCGCCTAAATCAAAACGCAGATTTAGATTACGGTCTAATTACAGATAATGTTTTTGCGTATAACTCAGTTGATTACGGGAGCATCGCATAATGGCAGCAAGAGTTAAACTGAGAAGAGGTACTTCCACTCAGCACAATACTTTTACTGGTGCGGTGGCTGAAATTACCGTAGACACTACAAACAATTCTATAAGAGTGCATGACGGGTCAACTGCTGGTGGACATGAGTTGTTAAAAACTACTCTAGCAAACATAAAAGACGGTGCCATTCTTGATGGTGGAACATATAGTACCTAAAATGGTGGACTAGGAGATACAAATGGCAACGATTTTACAACTTAGAAGAGGGACTACTGTTCAGCACTCAACCTTTACGGGTGCTGTCGGTGAAGTCACGGTCGACACAACAAAAGATACAGTAGTTGTTCATGACGGTACTACCGCTGGTGGTAAACCTCTGGCAACAGAAGCATATGTTACTTCGGCAATTCAGACTAAAGATAACAGCGACGAGATTACAGAAGGTTCAACGAACCTCTACTTTACAAATACGAGAGCAAGAGATGCATTTAGCGCAAGCACAGGTATTAGTATTACTAGTGGCGCAATTTCATCCACTATTACCCAATATACTGACTCACTAGCAAGAGCATCCCTAAGTTTTACTGCTGGTTCAGGAGCATATAACAGCACAACTGGTGCTATTACCATCCCAACTAATACCAGTCATCTAACTAATGGCGCAAACTTTATTACTCTGACAAGTCTAAGTGCTGGTACAGGGATTTCATATAATAATACAACTGGTGCAATTTCAAGCACAATCACACAATATACAGATGCATCTGCAAGAGGTGCCATTTCTGTAACTGACTCTGGTGGTGATGGATCACTAGCATACAATAATACTACTGGTGTAATTACATATACTGGTCCAAGTGCAACAGATGTCCGCGCTCACTTCAGCGCAGGAACAGGTGTTACTATCACTGATGGTGCAGTTGCTATTGGTCAGGCAGTTGGAACTGGTTCTAACGTTACATTCAATGATTTAACTGTTAGTGGCAATCTTACTGTTTCCGGAACTACTACTACAGTAAATACCGAAACAATCAATCTTGCTGATAATATTATTACATTAAATAGTAATGAAGCTGGCACCCCAAGTCAGAATGCGGGTATCGAAGTTGAACGTGGTACTTCTACTAACGTGGCCCTTCAATGGAATGAAACTAGTGATGTCTGGGAATACACAGTAGACGGCACCAACTATATTCCTGTGGTTGGTACTACTGCAACGCAAACTCTTACAAACAAGACACTTACCAGTCCAACACTAACAACACCAGCATTAGGTACTCCTGCTTCTGGTGTAATGACCAATGTAACTGGCACAGCATCTGGATTAACTGCGGGTAATGTAACAACTAACGCAAACTTAACTGGGCATATCACATCGGTAGGCAACGCAGCGGTACTTGGATCATTCACTTCTGCTCAACTCCTAGCAGCCTTAACTGATGAAACTGGTAGCGGCGCTAATGTTTTTGCCACAAGTCCAACGCTTGTTACACCAACTATTGGCGTAGCAACTGCCACATCTGTTAACAAGGTTGCGATTACTGCTCCAGCAACTGGTTCTACTCTAACACTTGCCGATGGTTCTACTCTAGCAACTTCTGGTGCGTTTAGCACAACTCTAACTGCCACTGCTGCAACTAATGTAACATTACCAACTACTGGCACTCTAGCGACACTTGCTGGTACAGAAACTCTTACCAATAAAACATTAACAACACCAGCGCTGAATGGTGCGGTTGTAGATAATAACAACGCTGTTTCTGCTGCGGGTTCAACTCAAGCGGGTGCTACTGCTCTAACCGTAGATTATAACGTAGTTACTACAGTTGCTGCATCTACTGGAGTTAGACTCCCAACTGCCACGGCTGGTCGTAGAATTGTAATTGTTAACAAGGGTGCAAACACTGTTAGCATCTATCCAGCAACTGGTGGAACAATCGACGCATTATCAGCAAACGCAGCAATTCAGGTCGCAGCAAATGGTTCAATTGAAATAATGGCATCATCATCTACACAGTGGTATTCTATCTCTCGTGTTGCAATTTTTGACTCTACTGGGGCTCTACTTAACTAATGTCAACTGTAGTCCAATTAAAAAGAAGTGAATCCGCAGGTTCAATCCCAACAGTAAATGATATTGCTGTTGGGGAACTCGCAGTAAATTTAGCAGATGGTGCGCTGTATTCTAAAAGAACCGATGGTGCCATTATCGAAATTGGTGGCAATTTACCAGACGAGTATTATCTTTCATCAAACCAAGATTTTGGTTTAATTACACAAAATGTAGATGCCACGTTAAATTTGGGTGATGTTGGAACTGAATCTTCTGCATCAAAAAGTCTTGGTGATATTAGCATTTACGTTGAATCTGTCGGTGTGCCTGCTTCATCCGCATCATCTGGAACAGTAAATACTATCGCAATTGATACCAATTATCTCTACATCTGTGTTGCAACCGATACTTGGAAGAGAGTGCAACTCTCTTCCTGGTAGTTATAAATAGTCCCAAAGAGGACAAGATATGGCAATTTCATCAAGACAAGGGTTAATCGATTACTGCCTTCGCAGACTCGGATTTCCGGTAATTGAAATCAACGTTGATGACGATCAGATTGAAGATCGTATCGATGATGCATTGCAGTATTTCCAAGAGTTTCATTTTGATGGCGTTGAGAGAGTGTATCTTCAACACCAGGTTACGGGCGCAACGCTTAAATTTTCTGGTCTATCAGCTCCATCATTTGAAGTAGGTGAGTTATTGATTGGTGCAACTTCTGGTGCAAGCTGCTACGTTGTTTCTATCAACGGCACAAATTTAATTGTAAGTAAAGTATCTGGAACATTTACAGCCAGTGAAATAGTTACAGGTGAAACTTCTGGCTTTAGTAGAACATTAGCACCAACAGCTTTTTATACTCCAGGTGATATTGAGAATGGATATGTATCTATTCCTGATGCCGTTATTGGCGTTATCAGAGTATTGCCAGTAAATGGTCCAAGCTCTGGTATGAATAACGCAAACAATATGTTTGATATTATGTATCAATTCCGTATGAACGATATGTATAATCTATTGTCGGCCGACATGATTTATTTCACTCAAATGAAACAATACTTGTCGATGTTAGACATGCTTCTGGTAGGCGATAGATCATTTGCATATAATCGTAAGACAGACAAGCTAGAAATTCATTGCAATTGGAAAGATGTATTCGATCCAGGCGATTTCATTATTGTCGAATGCTACCGCATTCTCGACCCAAATACATACACGCAAGTATATGATGACCGTTTTCTAAAAACGTATGCAACTGCGCTAATCAAAAAGCAATGGGGCGATAACATGAAGAAGTTTGGTGGTATGTTACTACCAGGCGGCATCGTCATGAACGGCCAACAAGTCTATGATGAAGCGGTCGAAGAAATTCGAATGATTCAACAGGACATGCAACTTAGCTCGGAACTTCCCGTCGATTTCATGGTGGGATAAGATATGCCTACCAACTTCTACTTTCAATCAGGTAATACATCTGGCACAACAAACGAACAGCGTTTGTTGGAGGACCTGGTTATCGAAAGCATGAAGATTTATGGGCATGATGTTTACTATCTACCTAGAACCATAGCAAACCAAGATTCAATTCTATTTGAAGATGCGTTATCATATTTCACCCAAGCATATCCATTGGAAATGTATCTTGAAAACACAGAGGGCTTCGAAGGTCAAGGTGAACTACTAACAAAGTTCGGCTTTGAGTTTAGATCGACCGCAACGTTTGTTGTCGCTAGACGCCGTTGGGAAGAATCTGTTGGTAGAAATGCAGAAAATTTACAGTTACCAGAGCGTCCATCTGAAGGGGATCTGTTGTTCTTTCCTAAAACAAAGACGTTCTTTCAAATCAACTATGTGGACTTTTTAAATCCTTTCTACCAGTTGGGAAAGATTTACACATATAGAATGTCATGCCAAGTATTTGAATTTAGTTCTGAAACTATCGATACTGGTCTTGAAGAAATTGATAGCATTACTGATGGCTTAACTCAAGACATTTTTGATTGGCAACTTATCATGGAGTCTGGTGATTTTGTTCTATCGAATACCGGCGACTCAATTATCTTACAAGAAAGCGGTACAACAAACGTCGATTCTTTAGATCAGACTAATGAGTTTGAAAACGAAGCGGGTGAGTTCTTAGATTTCACAGCATTCAATCCATTCGGTGAAGTTCAAGTAAGGACAGCGGCATAATGTTTTTAAAGCAGCATTTTTATCATCAACATATTCGTAAAGCTATCATTGCTTTTGGAACGATATTCAATCAACTAACCGTAGAGCGTAAAAACTCTGCGGGCGAAGTGGCTCAGTCCATTCGAGTGCCTCTGGCATACGGACCTAAAGATAAGTTTCTAGCAA